GTAGGTGGGCAGGTATGCTTGAACATTGGCATTTGAATAAGTTGCTGGCAAGCCAGAAAGTTGGCTACCGTTGCCAAGAATGTATGCGCCAGTAACATTGCCACTAGTGGTGACTGGTCCAGTTAGACTGGCCAGGTTGCCCGAATAAGTGGGCAAGAAGGCAGTTACATTTGCATTGGCATAAGGTGTTATGATCCCGTTGCCTTGAAGAATTGCAGTGCCGCCACTGGGGGTGCTAAAACTAAATGCAGTTGCGTTGGCAGAAATGCCAGCGTTGTTGAGATAAATTGTGCTGTTTGAAAAGTACGCATCTTTCCAGGCAGCGGTTGGACCGCCCAAATTATAGGTTACATTTGCAGCAGGTAATACATTGCCCCGAAATGTGGTGCTGGCTGTGGCAAACACCACAGTGTTGGCAATATTGTTGATACTGATAGTAACATTGCCATTGGATTGAACTACNGTTACATTNCTGGCGCCNTTGGCAATCGACGGACCGCTGGCNGAAACAACTCCAGTCAACTGTGATCCATTGCCCACAAAATACTGAGCATGCACAGTGTCCACACGATAACTTGCATCACCAATGTCAAATACCGCATCAATTGACGGTCGCATTGAGCTGTTGAAAACCACGTTTCCAATACCGTTGCCCTGCAAGATCAAATTGCCGTTGGTACCTGAAATTCCAATGGTATTGTTGGCAATTACCACATTGCTGCCAACAGGGCCGGCGGCGTAGACCTCAGTGAAATTTTCATTCACTGCATTAAAAGCTGTGCGTAATGCTTCGCCAGTTCCGTCATTGGCTGCGGCGCCAATGTTGATAATCTGTTGTGTCATAGGTAATCCAGGTCCTCTAGTGTATTTACCAAAGAACAAAGATTACAGTTTAGCCGATTCGAGTGTAGGAAAAGTAAGAGCCGCTTTGTATGTCAATGTTTGCAACACTTGTTTGAGCTTGAATAGTGACATTTGCGTTGCCTGCACTGTAGATTGTGCCGGAAAGTCTCACGGTTCTTGGGGTGGTTCCAGTCATTGCTTGTGTAGCCGCGGCTGTGCCTGACACATTTGACGTAGAAGTGTTGAACGCAGATGTCTGTGTTGTTTGTGCCTCTACTGTGTAATAGCATGTTCCTGCATCAAAATAGGTGCTGAATCCTGTGGTGGTTCCGCCTGCTGGCAGCACAGGCATATATGCTTCAAATTTGTAGCTGCGCCCAGCCAACGCCAAGAATCCCAGGCTACCTACATTGGCCATGGCCACATTATCAAAAGGCACTGTGGTGCTTTGCCACACAATGTTTTCTACACCAATACCTGTGCCAAACATGTTGCCTGTGACATTGGCATTGCCCAGAATGGCCGTGGCACCAAGAATTGTGCCTGTTGCGCTGATGTTGCCTTGAGTTTCTAAGCCGCCGCCACCATACACATTGCCTGTGGCAGATACCTTGTCATCACTGTTGATATTGCCGCCACGAATATTGCCTGTGGCCAGGATGCCGGCTGCGCCTGCACTGATTGATCCCACAGTAATAATGTTGCCACCTGTGATGTTGCCTGTTGCTATCACAACACCGCCGGTGTTTAGATTTCCGCCAACTACATTGCCTGTCACAGTGACCAGGCCTGCTGTGCTGATATTTCCACCAGACACATTGCCAATCACATCAAGAGTGCTGCTGATGTAGCCTGTGCCTGTCACGGCCAAAGTATGCAAAGGAGCAGAATTTGCCACTCCTACATTGCCTGAGCTACCAACGACCACAATTCTGTTGGTGCTGTTGGTTTGAATCACAACATTAGCATTGCCGGCATTGTCCTCGTACACTGCTCGAATTGATGCTGTGGTTCTCGGCCCAAGGCCAGTGGCATCTGCTGTGACCCAGTCAATTTTGCCAATGTTTGCGCCCAGGGTAGTAACTGCTGTGTTGGCGTCTGTGAACTGAATCATCTGAGCAGTGGCAGCTCCAGATGTTTGTGTCAGCACAATGTTGCCAGTTGTTATGGTCAAGTTGCCGCCGCTGACGTTGCCTGTAGCAGTGACTTGTCCTGCTGTGCGTATGTTGCCACCTGTGATGTTGCCAGTCACACTGGAAATGCCTGTGGTGACTGTGCCTGTGTTGTTGGCCACAAACACATTGCTGGTGCCACTCACAGTGATNTTGGCGTTTCCACTGGAAGTTTGAATTTCAATTGAAGTTGTGCCGTTGAACAACTTGTCACCCGAAATGTTACCTGCCAACGATGCGTTGCCAGTAACAGTTAGGTCACCGGTCACAATCACATTGGCNACGCCGCCGGTATTTTGAAATGTTACGGTATTGGCTGATCCAATGGATTCAATGATAACATTGCTGGCATAACGCTGATAGATAGACATTTAGAATTCCTTTGTGTTATTTATACGGTTCAAGAAGTCTTCGATCGGCATATGACTCATGTTTGGGATACCCTGTAGTTCGGGTATTTGTGCTGTGGTGTCTCCTTGAACTCGAACAAATCTAGTGTTCCGGTGCTCTTGAGCAATGGTCTTGAGTTGTCGCACCCAGTTTCCGGTAAATGTGGGATTGGCCGAGCTTTTTTTGTAGAATTCTGTGTCAGCATAGCAGTTGTTGAAATGTCCATTGCGGGTAGGACCCATGTCAAATCCTATTAGATACACCGTTTCATGGCGTGCCAGTGCAGCAATACCCACGGCTATAGGGCCTGAACTGAATCCAAAATACTGCTGCGGTACTCGCTGTGCGCCAGCGTCCGGCAAGGGCTTGCGAGTATAATGTGTATGAGTGGCGCTGTAGCCTGACTGCTGTATGTGCATGCTGATGGGATTGTCTGTGCTGATCAACACATCTGGCTCAAATTCTCTGTACAAGGCATTACAGCCGTACACAGTACCGTTCAATTTCAACAGATCTAAATCAACTTGACGTCGGCTGATGCCGTTACCCAATACAAATCCTGCGGCCATAAAAAATCCTCCCAGTATGTAGCTGAGAGGATCCTGGTCAGTTATAAATTAACTGTTGACGTTGTCAACAATAGCCAATTCCACTGTGGTTTGGGCTGTACCAGATTTGATCACAGTACCTTCGTCTGTGAAGAAGTTGGTTGCGTAGCGCACATCGTTGATCACACTTGTAGCAGCATAGGTTGCGCCGCCTGCCCAGTTCAACAACCACTTGTTGGACAGCTTGCTGATTGTGGTAGCAGTTGAGTCACCCAGGGTATAGGTAATGCTCATTAGGCCTGCTGCGCTGGGTGTTGCTGAATCTTCCAGCACACACACGCCAACCAGGTTCACTGTGCCTGTGCCAGCACCAATGCTATTGGTGCAAGTAAAGATTGTGCCTACACCGTAGTTGGTAGGAGCGCCACAGGACACCCAGTCAGTTGTGCCAACCGCGGTAATAATGTATGCAAGACCAACCACCATGTCTTCGTCAGCAATGCTGGTGACATCGCCAACCAGATACTTGTGAGCACCTTTTTGACGGATGATATAGCCTTGAGCTGCTGCTGCGGCACCTGTGATGTAAACTGTAACATCCACACGTGGATTGGTTGCACTAGGCGTATCAGTTGGTCCTGCACCGCCCACAACACCCAGATACTGTGCGTTGTCCAGAGTTTGCGTTGGTGAGTTGAATACCGGTGCTGTCAGCGATCCAAAGTTGGGAAAGCCAAGATCCACACCAACGGCTGCGCCGCCGTTGCCAGATCCGGTACTTGATTTTTGTATTTTTAGAGGACGACCCATGTTTTTTTCTCCTTAAAGAAGTCCGATGCGAGTTCTAGTCGCTACGCTGTGGGTATTAATCTCAGCATAAAACACCTGATTGTGTTGACAAGTATTTAGCGAAAATATAAAATAACACAAGACCCTGCTTAAATAATCCCATGAACTCCTCTGAACTAATTGAAGCTGGCAACCAGCACCGGGCCAATCATTCTCCCGAACAGGCCTTGCAGTGCTATGCTCAGGCCTTTGTGCAAGATCCTGACTGTGCTGCTGCCTTCAACAACTATGGCAATGTGCAACGTGAAATGGGCTATCCTGACCGTGCTGTGCCGTTTTTGCAACATGCTGCCACTCTGGATCCTGCCAACATCACTGCTAGATTCAATCTGGCTGTGTGTTACCTGTTGCAGGGCAATTATGCCCAGGGATGGCCTGCTTATGAAAGTCGCTGGGACTACGAACACTTGGCCGGCACTGAACCCAAATACTCACAGCCTAGATGGCGTGGTGAAGATCTACGGGGCAAGACCATTCTTGTGGTCGGCGAACAAGGACACGGTGATTGCATACAGTTTGTGCGATTTGTGTACAACCTGCATGAGATGGGCGCACAGGTCAAGCTACAGGTCACAGATGGCCTAATTCCTTTACTGAGTTCCAGCAACATTATTCAACAGGTCACGGGTTATGCCACGGACCCGGGCGAGTTTGATTACTGGGTTCCTATCATGAGTATCCCAGGCTTGCTGGGTATCACTGTGGAGAACCTGCCCCGAATACAAAGTTACATGAACGCTGATCCTGCGTTGCATGCTGCTTGGTTAGCACGACTAGGTGCCAAGCGTAGAATGAGAGTGGGGATTTCATGGAGTGGTCGCAGAGACGCCTGGTTGAATCAACACAAGGGTGTGCCATTTGAAACTGTGCTGGCGATGATTCGCAGCGCACCCGAGTACGAATGGATCAATCTGCAGATTGATGTGACTGATGATGAAGAACGGGCTCTAGCCGACGCAGGGGTCACTCGTTATCCTGGCAGCATCACCAGCTTTGCTGACACAGCAGCCTTGATCATGTGTCTGGATGTGGTGGTCAGTGTGGATAC